AGAAATTCAGCATGAAAATCTTGAAATTCAAGATGTTGAAAAAGAAAATGTTGATGGATTTTTAGTTCCATCAACAGCTCAGAAAATATCTGATTTAACTTCTGAAGATCAAACAACAAAAGAAAAATCTTCAAAAAAGAAGAATAAAAAGAAGTACTAATTAATCAACAATTATATTTCTTACTTTTTCGTAGATATTCTTTTCTATTTGGCAGATTCTCATTCGTGTAAGGTTATAGATTTTTCCTATTTCCTGAAGCGTTTTAGGACCTGCCTTTGAAGCAATTATGACGCAGTTTTTACTATCCTCGTAATCTATCCAATTATTACAAGATTTTCTTTGACAGTTTACTTCGTGTTTTTCATGTAATGAAAAGCATGATCGATCGGTGATTACGTGTAGTTTTCTTTTCTTCATCAAGTTAAGACAAACATTACAAAATCCGCGTTTAATTGTTTAAAACGTATTATATTTGATAGTAGCTACATGAAGAAAACATACGTCTTAGATACAAACGTTTTGCTTAGTGATCCAAATTCAATATTTTCATTTGAGGATAATGACCTGATTATTCCAATGGCTGTTCTTGAAGAGTTAGATCATCATAAAAGCAGATTAGACGAAGTTGGTAAGAATGCAAGACAAACGTCTAAAACATTAGATAAACTACGTCTACAAGGTAGTCTTGTAGATGGAATTTCTTTGCAAAATGGTGCGACATTAAAAATTGTTTCTATTCACCCAAATAGTTTAACAAATCTTCCACCAGAGCTGACCTCTTCTAAGGTTGATAACATGATCATTTCTTTCATGTTACAGCTCAAAGAAACAAAAGATTCTTGCATACTTGTTTCTAAAGACATTAACGTAAGAATTAAGTGTGATTCTTTAGGCGTTAAGTGTGAAGATTATCTAAAAATGCGTGTTGCAACTGATACCGATCAGTTTTATACAGGCGTGGCTGTTGTTGAAATATCAGAAAAAAGAGTAGATCAGTTTTATAAAGAAGAGCAATTACAACTGACAGCAGAAGAATTAGAAAATCATACTCTTTATCCAAATCAGATAGTTGTTATCAAAAACACTGGAGTAGACGGAAAAACCACAAAATCTGCTCTTTCTAAATGCGCTTCTTCAGATAAGCCTCTTGCTCCAATTAGCAAAATAGAACAAGCTTTTGGATTAAAACCAAGAAACAAAGAACAGTCTTTTTCGTTAGATTTGCTATTTGACAACAATGTAAAATTGCTTACATTGACAGGTCCTTCAGGAACTGGAAAAACTCTATTGGCAATAGCCGCCGCTCTCGAGCAATTAAAAGGTATAGGTGGCTCAGATAATGCTAAATACGAAAAGTTGATAGTGACTAGACCCGTCCAGCCAGTCGGAAAAGACATAGGTTTTCTTCCTGGAACATTAGAAGAAAAGATGGAACCGTGGATCTCTCCAATTAGAGATAACATTAACTTTTTGATGAATAGCAAAAAAGGAAACAAAAAACGAGCGCCGGCAGACCCTACAAAAGCCAGATTGGGAGATGAATACTACCTTGCTCTTATGCAGGAAAAAGGTCTCATAGAAATCGAAGCAATCACATTTATTCGTGGTCGATCTATTCCTAATGCGTACATCATTATTGATGAAGCTCAAAATCTGTCCATGCATGAGTTAAAAACAATTATCACTCGTGTTGGAGACGGAACAAAGATCGTTTTGACTGGAGATGTAGAACAGATAGATAATGTTCACGTCGATGTGTTTACAAATGGACTAACATTTGCAATAGAAAAATTTAAAGAGCATGGAATAGCTGGACATGTTAACTTGATCAAAGGAGAAAGATCAGAGCTAGCTACGCTTGCTTCAAAGATCCTTTAGTATTAAATGGGTGGCATTTTAATAATCACGCATATTTGATATGTGGAAATATGAGCGGGATATTAAACAATAAATCGAGAGTCATTGATGCCATTCTGACGTATGAAGGAAGAAGTCAGCTGGCCAGTGGCAAGTTTGTTGTCAAGTATGCTTCATTTTCAGACACGAATGTTTACTATGAATCCAGTTTGCAAGAAGGGCACGTCGACCCGACTTCCAGAATATATCTCGAGTCTTATCAAGTTCCTCAAGATGAAATAACATTTACTGCCGATGATTCAGGTAGACTAATACCTTTTCGACAACAGTCAAATGTAAATTTTTCGGAAGCTTCTGGTTCAACGTCTTGGTCTTCTTTTGTTTTAGGGAAAATCAAGAATAGGACAAATATTACTGGTAGCTTTTCTGAAGAAGCTGTGCTGGGAGCTACATTTACTTCTCAAATAGAAGGAATATTGACGTCTTCAATAGACAATTTTTCAAAACTTAGGATTATTGGGTCATCTGATTCAATATTTGAGGATGAAAATTTTGCTTTAAGTTCAAATGAAATAGAGTTTACATTACTTAAAAATTCTGAAACTCTTCAAATGGTTCCTGCTACAAACGTCAACACTATAGATTCTTTATTTAACGATGAAAAGTTGAGGAATGTAGAAAATTTTATGTATCTTCCTCCGATAAAGAAGTCTACTTTTTCTGTTGATAAAACTAATTTAGACCTACTAAAGAAAAATAATTTACTTCTTGGAGATTATCCAGCCTGGGGTCCGATTGAAAAGTTAGGGTTTTCTCAATTAAAACTTGAGCTTAATAAGTACGAAGATTTTTCAAAAATTATTTCGTTTGATCCAACATCAAGAGATAACGACATTGTGGCTCAAGTCTTTGAAATTACAAACGATGAAGCTAGAAAGCTTGACGTAATTGATTACGGAAGAGTCAATGATAATTCTAGCAATCCCCGTGCTTCTTCTCATCATGCATTCTTTGTTGGGAAAGTTGTTGTAGATGATAATGGTTCTGATTGCTTTGTCCACCTATTTACTCTAATGTTTAGCGGAGATGAGGAAATATAATGCAGCTATATTCTTCACCAATTCAACAAGACACATCATTTAAGGTTTCTCCTTATTTTTTTAGACTTTTAGAGACTAATGACAATTTCTATAAAATAGAAGTGTCATTTAGCGTATTACAAAGCAAGATCTTTTCTTCTTCATTGAGCAAAGTCACAATAAATGTGGTCAATCCAAACGTGTCGATTTCAGAAGGAGAAAATGCGCAACGATCTGCAAATAACTCTAGTTCTGAATCTGCAATAATTAATGCAGATGCTGGAGCTTACCAAATTCAGAATCTTCTTAAGAAAAGCTCAAATCAAATAATTTTAGCGAAGCAAAAGCTTCAAACTATAATCGCGTCTTCGACAATAAATCTTCAAGCTTATATTAACCAAGATGTTATATCTTCTTTAAAAGCAAACAAAAAATTGAATGAGATTTCTTCTCTTTATTCTTTTTCTGAGTCTTTGGAGGAAGATAAAGATGACGTTGATTTTTCTTTTGTCGGTATTACTCAAAAAGAAATAAAAAAGTTAAACCATGAATTGTTAAGCAAGTTTTTAATCGACCCTTCTGACGTTGTTAGAAAAGAAATAAGCTCATCAAATAGAATAATAAATGATATAAGAGCTTTTTACTTAAACGACGCGTTATCATCTTTAAATAAAGAGAACGTATATTATAAATCAGTCAAAAAGTCAAAACTTAAAGATGAACTTTTTATAAAACAGAGCATTAACGTTCCAAAAACATTGACGCAAAATTCTTTGAAAATAGCTTTTGAAATATACGATACTAATAATGAAACTCCAATACATAGAGTTTTCAAGGATGTAGACCTATCAAGTTATCAAAAGCTTTCTAAGTTAGCTGAGAACTCTTCAAAGATTTTTTATTTGAATAATCAGCTAAATGTAATTCAAGACAAAAACCATACTTCTTTTACGATAAAATTAAAAGAATTTACTAATTCAGGAATTGCGACAGAATATAGAGATGCCGCGCAGACTAGTCCTGGACCAATTAACGTAAATGAACCAAGCAATAAGTTGGCAATTTATAGATGTATTTTTCAAGATTATTCTTCAGATTCTAATTCTGTGACTAATCCTTACTTTAAAAATGTAGTTGTAGGTAAGCCTCTTAACGTAGATTCTACTGGTCTTGTGATAGAAGCAACACCTAAATCAAATTCTTCGACCTTAAGGGTTGTAAACCCACCATTTTATGCTGATCAAGTTCAAATTGAAAGAAGAGAAAAAGTTTCTGGAGGTTTCAGCGATTTTATCACAATTGTTAAATTCTCAGATTTAAAAACTTCTACATCAACTTATACAGACATGACTGTAAGAGATGGAAGAACGTATGAATACAGGTTAAAGTATAAAACTTCATACGGCTCTATTAAAGAGTCAGTTTCTCAAATTTATAAGCATATTAACTCTTCATTATTTTCAGTAGTTTCTACAGTAATAGAGTCTCCTGAAATAGGCACTTTTTCAGACAAACCAGAAGTAAGATTTACAGTAAGCACGACCATAAACCCAGACAGCACAAAAAAAATAAAAGACTATTTTGATGCAGCTGGTTATGGGACGAGCTTTTTTAATGAAATTGCGTCACAAGCAGAAAATCTTCAAAACTTAATCTTTAATAAGATCTCTAGAGTTAATTTAAAGACTGGAGTGAGAGAAGTCTTTGAAAATCCCGAAGTAAATAAATTTGGGTTGACTGATTTAAGCTTTGTTGATAATTTGAGAACCCAAAAAGAGTTTTCTATATCTTCTATAGACCCTAGCACAAATTACATGTATGAAATCAGGACTTTTTTAAGAAATCCTTTAAGCATGTTAAGAGATCATGTAAAAACTGTAGAAGCATCCCCTGTTGGACGTTCTGGAAAAACAAGAACGTACTCTTATCGACCTTATAAATGGAGACAGCCACTTTCTCTTGATAATGGAACTATTTTGCATGAAGATGAATCAGGAAACATTACTTCTCATTCTATTCTTGATGATGGAGAAATTGGGGTTACTGCGACATACATTTATGTTGGAGAGAAAAAATCTTTAGAAGTAAAAAATCTATATGCGGATCGATTGGATCTCGATAAAATTAAAATTTCTTGGAAAGTAGAAAATGATCTTTCGAATTATGATCATTTTGTTTTGATAAAAGAAGTTAATAGAAAAAGAACGTTCTTAAACCCTGTGTCAACTTTAGAGTTAATAGACAAATTACAAAATGAAGATAGAGGAACAATTATCTACTACGTAATGCCCGTTCTTCGAGATTATTCTTTAGTTGAAGCTAGCAGAACAAATGCGATTGTTATTGATCCAAAAGAATTTTAACATGGGCTTAGGAGAAAAAAATGTCTAAATCTAAGTACGGAAATCTTTCTTCAATATCAATGGTCGGGTCTAATAAAGCAGACTTGATAAAATATCCTGTTGCGACCTCTTTTGCTATTTCAAAAGGAAAAGACAACGATCGATTAGAAGGAGGCTTGACGCAGTCAACAGTTTCTTCTTTTGAAATTTCTACAGGAATAACAAATAACAGTCCCGAGATATTAGCTATTTCAAATTTCATTCCAGCATATGATGATAATGGTCGTTTAAATAAAGTAGGACAAGTTCTTCAAGCGAAGCAGGATAGTTTGCTAATATCTGCAGAAGCTTCAATTACCTCAATTTTAAATTCAAACATTTCTTCAGATTTATCTACAGCCGCGAGCGAAAACAGCTTAGATTTGAAATTATTTTGTGATTCTTTTGGAGAAAATATTGATGATCTTTTGATAAGGTTTTCAAGAATAAAAAAGAAGTTTGATTGTAGGTCTCCCTTAGATCAAAAAGATTTGATGTTAATTGGAGCTTTACAAGTTTATGTCAGCAACGCTTTATCAAAAAATAAAGTTATAGTCGACGTATCTCCTTCTTCTATTCAGGAAATTTTGTTTGATTCTACAGACAATACGACGGGATGGACTCCAACAAAAACGTGGATTCAAGTCTGTTTAGAAATGAAAGAAGCTTTTAGAAATGGTTTACCAGGAGCTTTATTAACCCATGGAGCAATTCCATCTGCTATACCAAATGATCAAGCTTACTCAAGCCCTTACAATATAGTTTCTCCTAGGTCTGCAGCACTAAGAAAATTTTCTTTTAATGATAGACATATATTAGTGCCAAGATTTCTTGATATTACTGGGTTGGTGTCTCAAAAAAATGAAAGCATCTTTCAGATAATGAAAGCTGTGTTTAATTCAAAAGGTGTTTTGACAAATGTTTTTAACACGCAAGTTTTTGGAGAAACAGACAGCATCGAAGAATCTATCGCAAGACTTAGCCACTTAATTTGCAAAGAGTACGTTTTTTCTACAAAGATGAAACAGACGATAGTAGAAGATTATGGATATTCTATAAACACTTCAGGGACAGGAAACTCAAAGATTTGGGATAGCTTTTTTGGTCAAGTTGGTTCTGATATAACGGAAATTTTTTCAAATCCGCCAGGTGGCGGAAAATCCTTAGTTAGCCTTTCTCAATTTATAGAAAAAGATAACACAGAAGTTTTGACGTTTGAAGACAGCTACATAAAAGACAATATTGGTACAAAAAGACCAAATGCAGTTATAACACCTGGAACATTTTATTATGTAGAAAGTTCGCTAAACTCTGATTCAAATAATTTTGATGTTTCTAGGTTATCCTCTTATATTCAAAGATTAAAGTCTTCTGCTGCAATGCTGAATTCATTAAGAGATGATTTAGCTTTTCAAGTTGATGTTGAACCGTATAGAAAACCTACTCAAAAATCTCATGGAGTAGGAGGATCGAATAGCGCAAATTCTACTGACCTTGAAGATATTTTGTCAAACCCAATTTTGCTTTTAAGAAGTATAGAGCAAAAAGTGTTAAACGGGTCAGGTCTTCTTTGTAGAGATCCTGGCCCTAAAACTTGGTCAAATGAAGGAGAGTATGAAGACATAAGCGCAATTTTAATTTCAACTGCAATAAATGATGCAGAACTTATGTCTCTTCTTTTCATATTTGTCGTTGGATTGATATCTGCAAATAAATCTAAATTTGGTGCTTCGGAAATTCAAGGGGCCCGCCCAGACTTTCAATACAGGTCAGACCTTGCGTTGAAAATAGTTGACAGGTTAAAGTCAATTGTTTCCTTCAATAGTCAAGAAAATGGAAAGTATCTTTTTTATGCTAGAGATATTCAAGGAAGCATAGAAGGAGGAATTGAAAACGGTGTTAAAATTTTAGAAAATTTAGCGAATTTTTTAGAGGGTCTAAGCGATAAATTAGACTTTTTAGAGACTTCTTCTTCAAGCAATTTTGAAAAGTTTTTTATTTCTTCTCAAAGCTCGACATTTAAAATAGGCGATATTCAGCAACAAACAGACAAAAGGTCATTATATTCAGGAACGCAAAAAACGATTTATCTTTCGTCAGTTTTTATGCTTTGTTGTTTGCTCGTCCATTCTTCAAATCCAGAAAGATTTGTCAATCATTACGCAGGAAATCAAACATTTGGAGATGTGTTTGAAATAAAAGAAGTATACGATCCTATCATGGTTCGTGATGCGACTGAAGATAAGTCAAGAAGTTCATCGTCAGTACGTAGTAGCGAAGGAATCGTGTCGGCTCAAAAAGTAGATCAGCAGATTTCTAGAAAAAATCTTTCGATACTAAAATATGATGCTTTTTCAGTCAAGATTGAAAACCTACTTTCAGATTACGATAGGACTTTGTTAAAAAAAATAAACAGAATTTACGGATTTCTATTTTCTTTACAAAGAGAGATGGAGACCTTGATTGGTTTATTAAATCCTGGAATTGGAAAATACTCTAAATTTTTGTCAAATGTTAACAGCGTAATAAATGAGCCAAGTCTTACTAGACTTTTAATGTCAGAAGAGCAATTATTACTTGTAAGAAGTAAGCTTACAGACATCTCAATAAGATCTTCAAATTCTTATTCATCTCCAGTTAAAGACTCTATTCCTTATTTCTTAAATTTGAGAAATCAATCAGGCATAGATAAGTTTCTTCCATTAGAAGATATTCACCTTGTCTCTTGGAATCTTTTGTTAAAAGACTTTCTAAAGACAAGTAATTTTGGATTGTCCGAATCTTCTTCTTACAATAAAAGAATAATTTCTGTTGGAATACCTCAGAAGCTTCAAAGAAGCTTACAGTTAAATGCCAGTAATTTATCTGCGTCAACAAGAAAAAACAAATTGGTGAATGTTAAAATCTATAGAGTCAATGGCTTAAAACCGGAATTAATTTACTCTCCAATAAGTTTTCTTTTTGATCTTACAAGATTTTCAACTAGAGTTTTAAAGAATTTTATAGACAGCGGATTTTCAGTATTTGAGAGTTCAAGCTTTGACCTTAATAAAATCCCTACGTTAAAATCAAATCTGAGTTCAGAGATGTCTCCGTCCAACAGCTTTTCGATTATTAATAACGGGATTGAGTCTTTAAGCGATTATAGCTTTTTATCAAATGAAGACAAGAAAAAATTAATAGAAAATCACTCAATAAGTTTTTTAATGGAAGAATACTTGAGATACCTCTGTGGTGTTTCTTTTGATGAAAATCGTTATACAAACTTTAACGTAATCAAAAAAACAATAGACGCAGAATTTGAAAAATTTGTTAAATCCACGACAGGAACTGAAACAGCGACTTTTAGTAATCCTTCCATGCAGTCTTTTTTTGTTGAAGACAGCTTTCTTTTAGATACGCAAGCCTTGAAAAAATCATTAATATCACCAAGAAAATTTGATAGAGTGTTTCATTTATTGGTAGACCCAGACGATTTTATAGTTGATACAACGCTGACCGAAAGTTTTGCACTAACAAAGTATCAAAATGACAGCAGCAGCGGTTCTTCTTTAGATGAAATAACTTTTGACAAATACTACGCAGCAATAGAGACATACAGCGATAAATGAAAGTAAGTTGACATGACATTATCTAGACCTTCAACTCCTGCGCTTTCTATTCATATTCCTCGACCTGGTAATTTTCAATCTGAGTTTGTCTACAATTACTACGTTTATGATGAAGCAACAAATGCGTCTGCAGGAGTCCCAGAATATCTTAAAAAGAAATCTTCAGAACAAATTAACACTGAAACTTCTAACTTCATGCTGAGACAACCAAGATACATAAAGTTGACGTGGAATTGTTCTAATTCATCAAAAGCTTTGCAGGCAGATTCGTCGAAATTTCCGATAAAAGATAATCTGGAAAAAGTAGCGTCTGAAGACGGTTTCGTTTCCTCCAGATTTACCTCACACACTTTTTCTGATTTTGAAAAAATTGAGAATGCGTATAAAGATATCAATACGTCTTCGGATGGTAAAACCAGTCAAGCAACGATTATTGACAATTATGTTTCAAGTCTTTTAAAAAGATATTCAGAAACAGGCGATGAATCTGATTTAAGTCTATTGAGAAATCAAATCACAAAAGCTGTAGAAAACATAGAGATAATTGCAGATAGACCGTCTTCTACGTTAGGTATTAACTTTTATAATGCTGATGGAAAGCAGATAATGAACAGCGGGTTTGATAGGCTAATATCAAACGTCCCTGTAATGAATGTTAGTATTAACTCTTTGGTTCTTTCAGATGTTTTTGTTTCTGCGTCATTGTCTCAATCTGATATAGATCAAATTAATAGTGAATATCAAAAGAGCAAAAACGAATCTTCAAGAAATGAAGATGCAATAGTGAAGCCCATTTATGTTGGAGAAAAAACTAGAGATCCTGAATCATTTTTATGCAAAGTTTCTCTTGTCGGTTATGTCATAGACAAGCACGAAATGACAGATGAAGGTTTCATAAAAACAAAAACGATAACTATCGAAAGTTCTTTTATTAATAGTTTCATTGATTTAGAAGTAAAATATGGATCGACTTACTACTACTCTATAAGAGCAATTGCAAAAATAGAAATTCCTGGATACGATGAAGAAAATGCAGAAATTAGAGACTTAATTTACTACGTCAGTTCAGGACAAATATCAAATTCTACATTATGCAAAGAAGTTGTGCCGCCTCCGCCTCCTGTTGACACAAATTTTGTTTGGGACTATAAGACAAAAAAAATAAAAATAGTCTGGGGAATGCCGGTAAATTCTCAAAGAGATATAAAACAATTTCAAATTTTTAGAAGAAGCTCTATAAGAGAACCATTCGAACTTATAAGACAAAAATGTTTTGATTATTCAACAAAAAAGTACTTGACCGGTGAATTAATAGATGGAAACAGAGTTGAAATGACAAAAGAAGAAGAATCTTTTGTCGATTATGAAAAGTTTCCATCTATGTCTTATGTGGATGATGATTTTTTTGTAGACATAGAAATGTTATCATCTTCAAAATACATCTATACAGTTGCTACAGTCGATGCTCATGGGATGATATCAAACTATGGAGCTCAATTTGAGGTAACATTTGACTTTTTTAAGAACAAAATTGTAAAAAAATTAATCAGCTCATCCGGAGCTCCGCGTCAGTATCCAAACATGCAACTTGAATTAGACACGTTCAAAGATGTGATAAAGACTTCTGGAGAATTTTCTAGCAGAATGAAATTATATTTCATGCCAGAGTATTTTAAGATCAAGTATAACAATAGTCGTGAACAAACGTTGGTGTCAACAAATCAACAAAACTCTTTTTACAAAATTCAATTCATCAATCTTCAAAACCAAAAGAGCGATTCTATTAAGGTTAAAATTGATGATCCTTATGGATTAGTAAAATAGATGTAGCATCAATTTTAGGAATTTGATATCTATTGTAGATTAGCAGTTAAAAATCTCGTTGGAGGACTTTAGAAAATGGGTTGGTTAGATAATTCAACAAACAATATCATACTCGATGCGGTGCTAACAGACTATGGACGTCAAGCACTAGCAAGAAACGATGGATCTTTTAGAATCTCAAGATTTTCTCTAGGAGATGATGAAGTTGACTACAGCATCATTACGAAGTATGGTAGAACAGTTGGAAGGGAAAAGATAGAGAAAAACACTCCTGTATTTGAGGCATTTACCAATCAAAATTTAGGACTCAAATACAGAATGGTTAGCGTACCAAGACCGCTTCTTTATCTTCCTGAAGTTAGTTTGTCAGGAGCGCAGGCTGTTTCTTTGACGACTACATCATCTCAAGGTGGATCAACTTCCAACGTGCAAAAAGTTATCATAACGCAAGTTCCTCGTGGTGGAGAATCTTCAATAGACCCAGATTTGTTGGAGACTAATTTTGATGTTTACGTTCCTGATTTATTCTTGAGTCTCGATGGGATAACGCCAGTTGGTTCTCCAGATGTCAATAAGATAGCGATGTATACAATATCTACAGTAAGAGGACAAGGAAATCCAACTCTTACTTTAGATTTAAGAGTAAAGCCCATAACAAAAGCAACGTTTGATGTATACGGTAGAGCATCAACTTCTGGAGGTGACAGAACAATCATAAACACTTCTGTTAAAGTTGTTGGAAAAAGTTCTGGCGCAGTTAAAGAAATACCTGTTACAATAACAAAGTGATAAGGAACAAAAATGGCGACATTTCATGAATTAGCTCCTGGTGACATCACAACAGCGAGATCTTTTTTAAATCAGCTGATCGATGTACTTCAAGAAGACATAAGCGGCTCTACATCTCGTAGAAAGTATCAGCATTTCGTAACTGGAGGAGTGGGCCCTGGAATTACTTCTTCTCTTTTTCAAACTGTCTATGATCAAGACTTTACTCTTCAGACAGCAAACCCTGTTTTTGATGTAACCGTAGGATTGGCACCGCCAGACGTACTTTCAAATGGAATTGCTGATCAAACAAAGACTGGCTACGACGCAAGTCAAAAGTACCTCTTTCCAAGCAGCTCTTTAATGATGCGCGAAAAGACAGACGTATATCGTCAGTTTGCGCAGACTCTTTTGGGCGATGGAGGGTCTAAATTTACTGTTCCTCTTGAGGGAAGCTCTACAACAACGATTGATGCAGCGATGTTCATTGCTTTCAAGAGATTGTTCTCTAGAGACCAGATCAAAAGAGAAACATTCGCGATGCGTTTCTATCAAACGGCTTCATATGTCTCTAAGGTTGCGGGTAGCGATATGCCTCCCGCTGCAGATGGAAACGGCGTTCAAAATCTAAGGTCGACATCTCTTTCAGGATCGGCAATTTTTACTGACCTCGGTTCTGCAACCCAGAAGTTCTCTACGGTCGGCGGTCAGTACGGAATAATCGTAGATTCTGCAAACAACACTCGACAAGTAGGACTGATGTTCTATGACGCGGGTGTCGCTGTTTTTGATCTTTCTCAGATCACTTCAGGAAGTCAATTCGTTTCTGGAACAATCGACGCTATGAGCCCGATTGGAACAACAGTACTAGGTGGAGCTTATACTGAGACAGCAAAGAAGGCAAAGCTTATTCCTGACTTTATTACCTCTGCCAGCATAGACAACATTGTTGACCATCTATGCAGCGCAAGATTCCAGTCAGGATCATTGACTGCTATAACTTTCCAAAACGTGACAAATATTAACTCATCGTTAATATTCTGCAGAGCTCCTGCAGATGAGTTTAATTATTCTTCAAACCCGACGTACGTCGATAAGTCAGACGATAAGAGGGGAAGAATAGTCGTCATAGATCCAGGACAAGAAGATAAACAAGACACTTTCACTTATGTCACAGCTGTCGGGTTGTATGATTCTTCTGGAAATCTATTAGCTGTTGCAAAGCTTAGCAGACCTGTCGAAAAGAGTCCTGAAAGAGATTTGACTTTCAGAGTTCGATTGGACTTCTAATATCAACTTAAATCAAGAGAAATGAAATGGCAATACTGCCTGTTACAGCAGACGATATCGAGTTTTTTACGACTTTGGTAAACCCAAGTCGTTCTTACTCTTCAAGTTCTTCTGGAGTGACAGGCTCTTTAAGCTTGTTTGCTAGATCTTCTCACATTGAAAAAGAAGTTCGGCCTTTAACAAGCTTTAATGATTCTTTTGTCAACGACCAAGACATAGAAACTTCTAGGCTTGCTGTTTCTTCAAAAGCAAAAAAGACTCCACAAGGTGGTTCTTTTTTCCAAAGTTTAGATGATTATTTGCAAGACATCAATAAGCAAACAATATCTGAAAAGAAGCAGAAAAAATTAGACATCATAAGATTCACACCCGGAGTTTTCTTTACATCCAACACCGTTAGAAAATTAAATATCAAAGACATGCTTATGACGTACTATCGTACGTCATATCCTACTGCAAATTGGGCGTATACGAACTACCATAGTTTGAATTTCTTTTCATCTCAAACTGTACCGACATCGTCTGTTCTTTTATATCCAAACATCGACAATCCCGACATACCTCAACATGATGGTTATGTTAGTGGAACTTATTCTCTTTCAGGCGGGTTTAGTTTTGACTTTCATATAAATCCAAGGTACAAAAATGATGGTGGAAATTCTTCTTCATTTAAAGCTGGAACGATATTTCACGTGTCTTCTAGTTATTCGTTGTCGTTGATAACAGGATCTAATAAGGACGAAAACGGACTACCGGCTTCTTTTAGACTGCAACTTCAATTAAGCCACAGCGCAGACATTCCTCCTTCCCAAGCGAAGAATGGTTCATATCCAAATGATCTTGTTTTTTTATCTGACGATAATGTGTTGGACTGGAATAACTGGCGTAGGGTAGTTGTTAGATGGGGAACAAATTTAGTAAATGACGGTACAGGGTCATTTAACATAGACGGCGTAGAAAAGGGAACTTTCGTTGTCCCGTCTGGGACGATTATGCCAAAGCTGTTTTCAACGAAGTCAGATCCAGACATTCTTTGCGTTGGAAATTATTACGAAGGTTTGAACTCTGCGCTTGACAGCACTTTCTTGTTCTTTTCTGACGTCACTTCAAAAAGAGATGGAGTCGATCAGTTGGTCGATAGCGCTGGGTCGTTTGATGAACCAATGAATTACGCATTTAATCACCCTTTAAACGCAGAGGTTCACGACCTTACAATTCGTAGATACTACATGACGGACCAAGAAATTCTCCAGACTTCTGGTAGTGGAATCTCTAGCATAGATCAATCAAAAATTGCCTTTCATGTCCCGCCGCTATTTGTAGAAAAAACGAATATTCGTAGGTCAGCAAATGGATTTGGAGGAATTCTTCAAACTCCGTTTTTTGAAATAGACGGTTCTACTGATGATCCATTCAACGTTGCCATGGCCTTTGGAGTAAATGGTCATTACATCAATCTTGAAAATTTTGTGAAAGATTTTGCAAATGAATCTTTCCCACGTTTACATCACTTGTCTGGATCAACGTTGGATTACACAACGTCCGCAGAACCTGCGAATGATTTTTTATACAAAGATCCATTTGTTAGACGTAGAAATTTAACAATAATGCCGTGCGACGATGGAACGTTTGCACCAAACTACAATTTGCTTTCTGATCAAACAGGAAATAAATTCGTAGACTCTTTTGGAAGAACTGATTACAGTCTTATCAGTCTTGATAATCTTTTAAACGCGTCATCATTGCTGTTCGGAGCGACGCATGACACGGAAAATGACCCGACATTCTCAGAACAGCAGATAGGGTTTACGCCCGAAAACCCTGGAGTTCAACCGGGCCCAGCAGTTTTGAACAAAAAGAAGAAAATTGAATCAACAATAAGCGTAGATGAAGCCTCTTATGATGTGGGAGTTCAAAGAGGCGTTCCATTGACGATCTTTCAGAGGACGAAAGATCCTTCTTCAAACCAGGTTACAATTTTTGATATAAGCAATCTTTATTATGGCTCAAGAATTTTACCAGGATCTTTTCAAATCGTAGATTCAAATCTTACTGGGTCTGGTGGAAAAATTTCTGTTACACTAAAAGATGATGGCTTTGGTAACATCTATAGGTCTGATTCAATAACAAGTAATTGCACATGGAATTCGGTCGGAAATATTTTTTATAATGAAGGTATCGTCTTAATAAAGAGTCCTCATCTGCAATTTTTTGGAAAAGAACAATACGAAGTATCTTTTAAAGGTGAACAAAAGCTATACACTCAAAAATATGAGATATTAACTCCAAGCGGATTGATCAATTCATCATCAAATCCTTCTTACGCTCGTTGCCAAACATCGATAAGCGCGTCTGCTGATCCTCTTGATCAAGAAAAGTTCGTCTATATTTCAAACATCAACTTGCACGATGAAAACTTGAATGTCGTAGCCAAGGCTGTTCTCGCGCAACCTATCATGAAACGCGAAAGCGAAAAGATCCTTTTTAAGATAGCTTTAGATTTTTAAAATGCCTCCCAAAAAGCCTCGTAAGCGAAAGAGAAAGCACAAGGGTCATTACCATAGAGGAACCCACATTTCTCCGATTGCTGGAGAATGCAAGTACCGTTCTGGATGGGAACAGAAATACATGGTCTATCTAGATGAGAATCCTGATGTGACATCGTGGTCCTATGAGAAGTTGATCATTGAGTATGTTTCAAATCAGAAGACCAAGAAGATTCGCAAGTACTATCCAGATTTTCAGGTTGAATATAAGGACGGTAGTAAAGTCATCATAGAGATCAAACCATCTAGAAAACTAAACCAGATGACAGTGATTAAGAAGGTCAGGGCCGCCAAAGAGTGGTGCACGATCCACGGAGTGACCTACAAAGTGCTTACAGAAATAGAGCTAAAAGATATGGGTCTACTTTAATAAGATTTTACTAATGTTAATTTTAGTAAAAATTAAAAGATGTGGGACCCATGATACTTGGCCTAGATGTTTCTACTTCTGTGACCGGAATGTGCGTGGTCGATACTAGGATACCCCCCGACGATCATGGGTCCCACATTCTTCTTATAGATAGGATCGAATTCAAAAAGTGCAAGACTCTTTGGGAAAAAGCTGACGTCGTCGCTTTAGAGCTTGCTGAATTGTTGAAGAAGTTTCCTGGTGAATATCGTGTTGCACTTGAAGAGCCCCTCATGGGGTTTCGTACTGGAATGTCTTCTGCTGCGACCATCACTACCCTCATGAGGTTCAACGGCATCGTGTCATACATCTCAAGGGAGATATTCAAGGTTGATCCTGAGTACATCTCTTCATCTCACGCAAGAAAGTTGTGCGGAATCAAGATGCAACGGACATCGATAGCCGGGATGAGCGGAAAAGAACAAGTCTTTAAGTACATGGCAGAGCATGACCTTCAACACATCCAATGGTCCCTAAAAAAGAACGGTTCTGCTGTCGACTGGAGCCGCGATGCTACGGATGCATATGTGATCGCCAGAGCCGCTAGTATTCAGGGTCAGTTGAAAAACGTCTAATGGGTATGTTACAGTGATACCGTGGTCCACTCCCTCACGGACAAACTGAAGTTTTACGAATCGATCTTTGGTCGAGGTCGAATCTCTGGCAACGGTCTCAACTTTGATGTCAGGTGTCCTATCTGTGCCCCAACAGATCCGACCAAAAAGAAGTTGGCTATCCGTACAACAGACGATGCGAATCACTGTTGGACATGTGGATGGAAGGCCCGGAGCCTTGCTCCTTTATTACGGAAATATGGGACGCAGGAACACCTGAACGCATATCGAGAATTAACTGGACAAGGTGGCAGGTCGGACCTGGTTACCGCCGAGGTCGAGAAAGTCCAGAAGATAGAGCTACCAAAGGATTTCCGACTGTTGACCTTAGCTAGCGAGATGGACCCAGATGTCAAGGCTGCATGGAGGTACGTTTATTCCAGAGGATTGACTGACCGTGATGCCTGGTACTTCAAGTTTGGAGTCTCTGATGAACAGAGGTGGAAGAGGAGGGTCATCATGCCGTCCTTTGATTCCAATGGTGAATTGAATTACTTTGTGGCTAGAGCGGTGGATAAAGACAAGAAGCCGAAGTATGACAATCCTGATGTTGACAAGAATCCGATAGTCTTCAATGAGATCAACCTGGATTGGAACAAGCGGCTGGTTCTCTGCGAGGGACCGTTCGATATGGTCAAGTGTCCAGAGAATTCAACTGCATTGTTGGGGTCAGACCTTGATGAGCGGCATGAGGTATTTAACAAAATTCTTCTACATGGAACTCCTGTTGCCCTGGCCCTAGACGGTGACATGTGGCAGAAGAAAACACCACGGATCGTGAAGAAGTTACAGGAATACAACGTCGATGTCGTGGTGGTGGATGTGAGGCCCTGGGGAGATCCCGGAAGCATGTCCAAGGCCGAGTTCGAAAAAGCTCTTTTTGAGGCTAAACCTTTATTCTGGGAAGACAGGTTCTTGACCAAGCTGGATAAATTTGTTTCATCTAATTTTAAGTTTTAATGGCTTATTGAACACTAACTGCTAATGTGGTACATTGATTGATCAATGGTACGAATTGCTCATACGGCCGATATTCACTGGCGAGGTTTAAGTCGACACGATGAATATCGTGAAGTTTTCACAACTTTTCTTAAAGACTGCAAGAAGAACAATGTCGATCATATCTTCATTGGTGGCGATCTGTTTCACACTAAAACTACTGGTATTTCTCCTGAATACATCGAGCAAATGACTTGGTGGCTAGATGCCATGGCAGAGGTTGCTCATGTTCACCTCACTCTTGGCAACCATGATGGTAACCTGGTAAACCTGTCCAGGCAAGATGCCGTGTCTCCGATCGTATCAGCCTTAAATAACCCCAGAGTTCATCTCTACAAGAAGAGCGGGGTGTATGAATTTCATCCTGGGTTCAATTGGTGCGTCTATTCTCTCTTTGATGAAGAGGGGTGGAAAGATGTGAAGCCGGAGCCTGGTAAGATCAACATCGCATGTTACCATGGTCCAGTTCATGGATCAGTGACAGAGACGGGTTGGGAACTTGATGACGCTCAAATTAAGGTAGAGTTTTTTGAAAGCTATCCGTATGCATTTTTGGGAGATATTCACCAGATGCAATTTCTAGGTTATAGAGATACGGTAGAAGGTGAAAATAAACCTTGGATTGCTTATCCAGGAACTCCAATCCAGCAGAACTACGCAGAAGAGGTGGACCGTGGATACCTTTTCTGGACTATCACTAGTGATATTGATTGGGATGTTAAGTTTAAGAAACTTCCTAACCCAAAGCCATACGTGACTTTAATGTGGTCCGGTTCTTTAGAAGAACTTTTAAAATCTTCAAAGAAGTATCCGGAAGGGACTAGATTCAGAGTCAGGTCTTCTGAAGATCTTGGGCAAAAAGATTTTAAAGTTATCAGCGAGGCTTTAAAAAGTTCAAAGCTTGCGACCGAAGTCACTTTTAAATCAGACTTTATTGTTGATCGGTCGGTGGTTAAAGCTGGAACAGTGACTATTGGAAAGTCGGACCTAAGAAGTTCAGATGTATTGTTAAAACTGATAAAGGATTATTACAGCTCAACTCAAATATCAAAAGACTCTTGGACCTCTATTTCAGAGCAAGTAAAATCTTACTTGTCGATTGCTGCTGCAAATGAAGAGACTACCCGCAATTCAAAATGGTCATTGCGTTATCTCGAGTTTGATAATATGTTTGCTTATGGTGAGGGTAACGCCATTAATTTTGATAAATTAAGCGGAATTATCGGCGTATTTGGACCTAATAGAATTGGTAAATCTTCTATTGTTGGTACTTTGATGTATTCTTTATTTAATACCACAGATCGTGGACCAATGAAGAATATCCACGTTTGTAACGTTAGAAAGCCATACTGCTCGTCCAAAGTGATTATCAACCACAACGGTATAGACTATGTGATCGAACGCCAGACTACAAAAAGTGAAAATAAGAAAGGCATTATTAACGCCGCAACAGCTCTTAATGTGTTTAAAATTCGAGATGACGGAGAAGCCGATGATCTTGCTGGTGAGCAAAGGACAGACACAGAAAAAGTTATTAGGTCTTTGATCGGAAGCCAAGAAGATTTTACTATGACGTCCCTTGCTGCGCAAGGAGAGACAAATCAATTCATATCTCAAGGGTCTACGAAGCGTAGGGCAATCTTATCAAGATTTCTTGATCTTGATATCTTCGATAGGATGCATGAAATTGCTAATAGGGAGTTGAGTGGATTAAAAGCTCAACTTAAGAATTTTCCTGAGAGAGATTGGAACGAAGTAATTCAGCTTGGAAACAAAGCTATCGAAAAAGTTGATGATGAGATTAAACAATTAAATCAAAAAATAAAAGAAAAACAGTTTAAGCTTTCTCAGTTCCAGACAGAACTTTCAAAGCACAAGGATGTTACCCCAGTTACCAAGTCTCAAGTTGAATCATTCGCTAAAATGGTAGAATTGTTAGAACAACGCTGCAAGTCTTGTACCCAAACAATAGAGAAGTTAGGACAAGAAATAAAAGAATGTGAAAAGAAGATCGAGACAATAAAAGAGGTAAAGTCAGATAACAACCTCACAGATTTAAAAGCCAGACATTCTGCTTATTTGAGTCTAGAGTCTTCTATTACATCGTTAAAGCATTCTTATGAAAAAGAGTCGACTTTACTGAAGAACCAGCAAAAATCTTTAAAGATTCTTGACGAAGTTCCATGTGGAGACGATTATCCAAGCTGCAAATTTATTAAAGATGCTCATATTAACAAAGGTAAGACATCAGAACAAGAAGAAAAAGTTAGTTTCGTGCAGCAAAAGCTTTTAGAAGCCTCAAAAGCTCTTGACGAACTCGAAAAAGAAAATATTCTTGCTCGACTTGAAAAGCTTGAAAGATTAATCGATCTTGAGTCCAAGCTTCTTCTTGAAATGTCTAGAAAAGAGACAGAGCTTGCAAAGGCAAAGTCTACATGCGATTCTCAAGTTATCGATCTAAAATCTTCAAAAGAGCGTCTAGTTCATCTTGAAGAGGCTTTAAAAAATGAAGAAAATGCTGAAGCTGTTTCTATTAAGACAGAAATAGAAAATATTTCTCGTGACATAGATGATCTTACTTCTCTTAAAATTTCAGCAGCCACAAATAAAGGAAAGCTTACTGCTACCTTAGAAAAGACAGGCGAAGAAAAAGAATCGCGTGATAATCTTCTTGAAAAAATGAAAGTTCATGAGATTGTCGCTTCTGCTTTTTCTAAGAAGGGAATACCTCTCATCATCACAAAGTCTCAATTGCCTGTTATTAATTCAGAAATATCTAAGATACTTCAAGGTATCGTTGATTTTACAATTGAATTAGAGAATGATGAAAGCACTGATTCTTCTGAAATCTATATCAATTATGGAGACTCTAGAAGGGTAATTGAACTGTGCTCTGGGATGGAAAAGACGATCGCTTCTCTTGCTGTTAGAGTTGCAATGATTAACACGACGACCCTGCCAAAATCAGATTTTTTTATTGTAGATGAAGGATTTGGTACATTAGACGATGCAGGAGTTGAAGCTTGTAATAGACTTCTAACATCTTTAAAGAAATATTTTAGATCTATTATTGTGATTACCCATGTTGATGGCGTCAAAGATATTGTAGACCATGTATTTGAGATCACAAAAAACGAGAAAGACTCAAAAGTTTTGTACGGAGTCGATGAATGAAAGAAAACTGGCAGCCTTATCCAAGAGGAAGAAAAATAGTCGATAGAGGTCAGTACGTGTTAATTGTACCTGAAAGTTTTGAAGGTAAAGAATCTTCAAACGTACCACTTTTTTGCGAAGTCTGCGGAATTAGATTTAACGATAAAGAAGACGAAAAATCATTTTTTAAGTTTAAATGTTGCGCGACGTGTGCAGACACGTGGGCTTATTCAAACAAAGAAAAGTGGGAAAATGGCTGGAGACCAAGCAAACAACAGGTCAGCGAGTCTCTTGATAGCAGGTCTTTTATTAGTTCTGATCTGATCTTTGAGTAATATTGTATATTTAAGTACGGAGATTTTATGCCAAACATCGATTACAACGCTCTTGGCCAAGCTTTAGATACATCTTGGGGTCGTTCTTCTACTCCAAAAACATCTTCGTACTCGGTTAAATTTACTCTTGCCGGTGATGTATTAACAGCGTCATATCAAGCAGTTGTTAATTTTGCTACCGAAAAAGAGATGATTATTATGAAAAGACTTTATGAAGAAGAGTCCATCGAAATTACCAGCGCTGTTCTAAAAAGTGTTAAGTCTGTCTACAAAGATATTTCTGGAAATTCCCTTTCAACAAAAGAAGCGTCTTCATCTACGTCGATTGAAATAATAAATTTCAATATTCATAATCCAAAGAGAACTGCATACTTCCGTAGGAAGACAGCTTTTGAAATAGCTTGATGAAACCTCTTACAAGAAGTGAACAGATAAAGGAGATCATCCGATGCGGAAAGGATCCGATCTACTTTATGAAAAATTATGTGAGGATTCAGCACACGGTGCGTGGTCTTATACCGTTTGAAACTTACGACTTTCAGGATGATTGTGTTAAACAGTTTGAAGAAAATCGCTTTAACATTGTTTTAAAGTCTCGTCAGTTAGGCTTATCAACAGTCACGGCTGCTTATGCAGTATGGTTTGCGATCTTTAAAAAAGATAAAAATATCCTTGTCATCGCTACAAAACTTTCTACGGCTATGAACTTCATCAAAAAAGTGAAGATTATGTTAGACGGTTTACCAAAGTGGCTGTTACTCACAAAGTTTGAACCTACAAAGCAATCAATATCTTTTGCAAATGGTTCACAAATAACTGCAATACCGACGTCACCAGATGCTGGTCGTTCCGAGGCGCTGTCTCTTCTCATCGTCGACGAAGCTGCATTCATTAGAGACTTTGAAGACATCTGGACCGGTCTATATCCAACCTTATCTACTGGTGGTAAAGCTATTATCATTTCGACTCCGAATGGTGTTGGAGGACAATACTATCGACTCTGGATGGAAGGTGAGACAAAACAAAATGAATTCAACACTATCAAGCTTTCTTGGTGGGTTCATCCTGAGCATGATCAAGAATGGTTTGATAAAGAAACAAAGAATCTTCCAAAACGTAAAGTAGCCCAAGAGTTTCTTTGCGACTTTATTTCTTCAGGTGACACATTCTTACAGCCTTCAGAGCTTGAAAGTCTGAGAGAGTCTATTAGACCTCCTGTTGAAAAGTCGGGACCACAAAATGCAGTGTGGACGTGGAGGCACCCAGTCGTCGGTAAAAAATACATTATTGCAGCTGACGTCGCTCGAGGAGACGCAGGAGATTTTTCTACTTTTCATATTGTCGATAATGAATCTTGTGAGGTCGTTGCAGAGTATATGGGAAAAACGCCACCAGACAAGCTCGCAGATCTTTTATTCGAATATGGAAAAAAATACAACGAAGCTTTGATCTGCCCTGAACAAAATACATTCGGTTATTTTACTTGCGTAAAGCTTCGTGATGACGGGTATCCAAAGTTATATTATCAAGGAGCTACGGGTGATCCTTTTGAATATCATTCCATGGACCCGAACGCCGTCCCAGGATTTTCTACTCAAACAAAAACTAGGTCTCAAATATTAACAAAGTTAGAGGAATTAGCGCGTAATTCTGTTCTTAAAGTTTATTCTCAAAGGCTTTACGATCAGCTACAAGCCTTTGTTTGGAACGGTTCTCGTGCTCAAGCATCAAAAGATGCTCACGATGATCTTATCATGAGTCTTGCTATCGCGATGTGGCTTGTTGCTGGCGATTCAGGCGTAAATGAACAAGGAATGGCTCTTGCGTATGCAATGTTAAAAGCTACGACAGTTCAAAGAAATGAAAGCATGCCAGGTGACGTAGCTTCAGTACGACCGGTCCCAAACGCGAACATGCAAAATTTTAACAATAGACCACAGGACGTTTATAAACCAAAGGACCCTTCTCAAGTTCGACACACAGATGTGACAGATTTTTCTTGGCTGTATCGTTAAGAAGATCTTAATTATGATTAATATCTATTACTGCTAGAGGACCACTATGCGTAAAATTACACCTAAAAGACTAAGAGAGATTATTACAGAAGAGATAAGCTTGTTAAAAGAAGGAGGGGAAGAAGTTAAAGCCGTAGAAGATTTATTCAGAGTTATTAGACCTCTTCTTCAAGCAATTGAATCTTTTAATGAAAAAGCTCCTGAAAAAGTAAAGGCTTCAGGTTGCGGTTCAAATAGTACGTTGCAGGCATGCCTACAAGAAATAGAGACAACGCTAAATAGAATTTCTGACTCTCCAAAGGTACATATTGACTCAGTTAAACCAAAAGTTAAAAAAGTCGTTTTAAAGCCTGAAAATGTGATGTGAAGTTATACGACAATTACTTTAGCGTTATTATCTTCAAAAGAAAGAGCACCGTCCAAGATTGGACGGGCAAATTTGTATGGTAAAAGAAAAAGATCAATCGTTATTTCAACGTCTTTCGAAACTTTTTAAGAGTGGTCCTGTAGTTAAGCGTAAAATACGTACTCTTGACACAGCTGTTGCCGTTGCAGATAAAACAAAATCTTCTGGTGCTTTACTTTTTCAAAAGTCGTTAGCTCCTTCTTACGCTACCATTACTGCGAATGCTTATAACTTATCAGAACGTCTGATGAGGTATCAAGATTTTAGCGAAATGGAGTACACTCCTGAGATCGCGGCAGCAATGGACATTTATGCTGATGAGACCGTCGCGCAGGATGATAAAGGAAGAGTACTTCACATCTACTCTGATAACGAAAAGATAAAAGAAATTCTTGAAGATTTGTTCTACAACACATTAAACGTAGAATTTAACCTTCGTTCTTGGGCAAGAAACCTCGTTAAATATGGAGACTTTTTTCTCTATAATGATGTCTCTCCAAAATATGGTGTAATTAACGCATTTCCAATACCAGTCAACGAGATTGAACGCGAAGAAAACTATGATCCAAACGATCCCTTTGCCGTACGATATCGTTGGGTAACATTAGGAAATAGGACCCTAGAGAACTGGGAAGTAACCCACTTTCGTCTACTCGGCAACGACATGTTCTTGCCTTATGGCTCATCAGTCATCGAGGCCGCTCGTCGCATTTGGCGTCAATTAATCCTTATTGAGGATGCTATGCTGGTTTATCGAGTCGTCCGCGCTCCGGAGCGTCGTGTTTTCTATATTGATGTTGCCAATATTCCTCCTGAAAACGTTCCGATGTACGTCGAAGAGCAGAGAAAAAATCTTCGTACAAACCAGGTCGTAGATAGAGC